AGAATTCCGAAAGATCGTTTGAGGAAGAACTCAAGTTATCAGGTTTCGGAGCTGCTCCAGTTAAAGATGAAGGTTCAGCTATCAATTACGATACTGCACAAGAGTCTTTCGTAGCCCGTTATACCCACGAGACAATTGCTATGGGATATTCAATCACAGAAGAAGCAATGGAGGATAACCTCTATGTTTCTCTATCTGGTAGATATACTAAAGCTTTAGCTCGTGCAATGGCTTACACAAAACAAGTGAAAGCAGCGTTTCCATTAAATAATGGATTCTCTACAACTTTCTCTTCAGGTGATGGTGTCGCTTTATTTAGCACAGCTCACCCACTTGTAAGTGGTGGAACTAACAGCAACAGACCTTCTTCAGGTGCTGACTTGAATGAAACATCTCTCGAGGATGCAATTATTCAAATCGGTAAATATACTGATGAAAGAGGTCTTAAAATTGCAGCTAGACCAAGAAAACTAATAGTACCATCTGATCTTCAGTTTGTTGCTACTAGACTATTGCAAAGTGACTACAGAGTCGGTACTGCTGACAATGACATCAATGCAATCAAAACTAATGGAGTGATTCCAGAAGGTTATTCAGTTAATCATTATTTAACTGATACTAATGCTTTCTTCATCACTACTGATGTTCCTGATGGCATGAAGCATTTCGTCAGAAGTCCAATGACTACATCTATGGATGGTGACTTTGATACTGGTAATGTTAGATACAAAGCTAGAGAAAGATATTCCTTTGGAGTA